GGTGGTATTGTGGACGTAGTGGCCCACATAGTCAGCGGCATCGCCAGTAAATGCGCCAGTTTCGGAAACTTTGCTGGCCGCCCCGGCGTCGTCTGTCCCTGTGATTGTTGGCGCTACCCCATATTTATTGTAGCTGTCATCATCCTCAAGGTAGTATTCAACCACCCCGGCGTCATCCAAAACGCACCGTTTCATGTTTTCTTGCACCGGGAACGTGATCAGAGACGAAGACGGCTGGAAATAGCCGTTTGTCAAGCTGCCGAGGACATAGGCGTCTCCGGTAGCATTCCAGCGCAATCCGTAGCCGTTGCCAAAGTGCGTACCGCCGGCATTTAAAGACTTAACAACAAGGTCAGTTCCAGGCCCGATTGGGGGCGCACCTGGAGGTGCAGCAAAAACAAAAGATGCGAAAAATAAAAATAAAAATAAATAAAATATTTTTTTCATTATTACACCTATTTTTTAACCACTGTAACAATAATTGTTATTCCAGTGCCAGTAAAATCTGTTAAAGTATAATTAGGTAATGAACCGTTAACAATTGGCCAATAACCAGTAGGATTTTCAATTTCACCAGAATTAGCCGCAGTTGTAGTAGTTGTGAATAATTCAGTTCCAAGAGCACTATTGATTGTAAATGTTACTACATCATCTCCGACAGAAAAAATTTCTATGGCATAAAGATAACCACCTGCAAGCATATTGTTAAGATCAACCGAAGCAGCATTATCGGTAAGAGTAATTGTTTGATTAACAAAAACAGTTGATCCAGATGAAAGGCCACTAAGAGAATCAGCCCAAACATTAGTATGAATAAAAAATAAACAGAAAAAGAATAGAATAAATTTTTTCATTATATTTTTCCTTACAAAAAAGTCTATAGGACAAGAGTCTAATAGTTACAACTCTTGCCCACATAGACCAACCACCCACTATTAACTTGCACCATCATCAGCAGCAGGATACAAGTAACCACTTGCCGTTCCAAGAACACTACTTACATAGTTCTCGGCTACCATTAGACCAGCAGCACCAGCCAAAATAGGCGTAGACCCATCAGCATCTTGGTGGCCAACAATGTTGTAAATGATCCAACCAGTAGAAGCGGTATTAGCAATAGCAATACCAACAGCAGCATTAGCATCATGAGCATTGTGAATCAAATTACCCTGAACCAAAATATTTTTCTGTACTTCCGTAGAGGCACAGTAAATCGGCGCATAAGGTGTTGCGTCAAAATCACCAATAATGCGATTAGAAATGAGCTTAACATCATTAGCGTCCTTAAGCAAATCAATAGCAGTTACAAAAGCAGCATCAACTTGCTCAATTTCACAGTTAACAATTTCAAGTCCATCATAATCGTTATCAGCAGTACCGGCGTGGATTATGTCTACCCAGTTTTCATCTGTCGTATTTTGTTCAAAACGGCAAGATTCTAAACGAAAACCTTTTGCAGAGATATGAAAACACGTTGCAATATCCGCATGTCCAGCAGCAAAAATGCAATTGGACAAACTAACATTCGCTGCCGTAACAAGCGCAGTAACCGTAGCAGCTCCATCCATCAAAAATCTCGGTCGAGTATCATAACGGCCAAGACCAATAATATTAACCCCAGCTTTATCAAGTGTAATACCACCAGCGCCTGTAATCGTTTCAGCATGAGCAGGCATCAAATAAATAGTATCACCTTGATTAGCTGTACACTTACTCAAAGCAGTATCAAGAGATGCTACAGGTTTATCCTTCGTTCCTTTATTACCATCATTACCATTATTAGAATCAACAAAGAAAACATTTCCAGTTGATACCGGACCAAGAATAGGTAGTACAGGAATACCGAAACTGGAAACGCCATTAGGAAAATTTGTAAGTCCCATTAATCCACTCCTTTAAAAGAGCAGCTACCCGCCCATTACGAGCGGGCAACCAGATTAGTTTAAAATTAAATACTTGACGTTCATCTATGAACACCAATTCGTTACGCCGGTTCAGAACCAAAAATTCCCCTGGGATCAGTCCAACCAAAACTACCACGGAACGTAGCTTTGAACTTCGCATTTTCAGTATCGAAATCATTCTCAGTACCAAATGCATCAGCTCGACGCTCCATATATTTCATGCCATCAGGACAATTGGTTTGAATGAACCAGTTGTTAGAATCAGTAAGGTAATGATTTACAGCAATACCTTTCGGAAACTTCTTTGAAGCCTTCAAAGCATTAATATCATTATTTGCTGTGCCGGACTGGCCAAGAGATTCCAAAATCCGCATGGCTTCAAATTCAAGCGTAGGAGGAATAATCAGTTTCTGAGGCATAATCGCGATGGTAAGACCACGATCAGTCTTAAGTCCAGCGATGTCGATACAGGCCTGTTCGAGAGCTTCCTCACTCAAATCCGCAGCAGTTTCAAGTTCATTACGCCATGTACCGCCAGATTTATTCGGATGATCAGTAGCACAAAGCTCCTTGCCGTCAGAATTAGCACCCATCGTGTAAGAACTATTGAACGCACGATTAAGGATGTTAGCCCCGACAATTTCCTTCGTTTGACGAATTGAAAAGGCCAAAGCATTAGCACGGCGCAGCGCTACAGTTACAGCGATACCATCTTCGTACATTTCACGAGTGATGATAAAGCCAAGGCCGTAGGTGATGTTTACATAACGATTAACAAAACCCTGCTCTTGCGAATCGTATGCAATGCCACTACCCTCAGTTTTAATCGCCGCCAAACCAAATCCAGTTACACCAGCTTCTTCTTCATAAGCACGACTGGATTTTGCGACCTCAAAAATTTCTTTATATTCAATCGGGTATTCTTTATACTTGGTGCCAAACCAAGTGCGAACACCAGGAACAAGATCTTTTGCAAAATTACTAGTTGAAATAACGCCCATTTTATCACCTCCCTATTAGATATCTACCGCAGTAACCTGACGATAGGCATGTTCCCAGATCATGACTTCCCACTTGCAATGAGTGCCAAGAGCATTATCAGGACGGTTTACTGCACGCATAATTTTCAATTGTCCAGCAGTATCAGATGCAGTATCACTGGAATCAAGTTCCATAGCACTACAACCAGAATCGGTATCGCCAGAACCTACTGTAATGTTAGTATGCAAACCAACCATATCAGCATCAAGATTATTTCCAACGCTATCTTCTTGAATTTCAAAGATAACATTAGGATCATCGACAACAAGACAATACATTGCCTTAGATCCTTCACGATATTTCATGTTAAGATTGTCAGGATTGGACATTATTTCAGGCTGAAGACCAAAACCGACAATGACGCCAACAACAGTAGTATCACCGGCAGCTGTTTGAATAACCGAAGGATACATAGCCGTTGCATCAGAAGAACCAGTCAGTGATACAGCATCCCCAATAAAGGTATCTGTATCATCAGTAGCCGGAATATAATACACATTGGCCTGCCCATTCCAAGGAGAACCATTCAAATGTTTAACCGGTTTCAAACCGGAAGGACGGTCGAGATTTGCCATTATTCACCTCACTAAAATAAAAAGTTATGAAATAGATACCTGGCCAGTAAGACCATCTTTACCAGGCGTTTCTTGATTTCTCCGAATTTCACGTTCTGTTTGTTCAATCTTTGCCTGCTGAGCCATATAATCTTCATTATAATGCTCAATAGGAATTTCCATCAAAACCTTTCTTTGCCCATCACCCTGAGAACTTACTACATTGCCAAGTTGTCCCGGTCTACCGATTTTAGGATCGCCTACAGGTACTTGGCCCTCAACGATTGAATATCCAGCTTCTTGAAACTGCTGGATTCTGTCTTTCGTATCATTAACGAAACGACGTTTATATCCTGGTCTTTGCGGCGCAGTTAGGACATTTCTCGATCCAAGCGGCACCCGTTTTCGTGCTTTAGCAGCAGTTTTCTCTTCAACCTTTTTATTATCCTCAGTCATTTTTATCCCTCCTGCAGTTTTGCAACATCTGCAATGTAGCGTTCCTCAGTCATAATGCCACGATCAACAAATTGTCGCATAACACTAAGTTGTTCTGGTGAAAGATCCGCCTTAGTAAAAGTTTGGCCACTCTTAGCATTGGTAACACCTTCAACTGGACTTGCCGGCCCGACAGCTTTTTCTTTTACAGGAGCTGGCGTGCTATTATTTTTTGGTGTCTCAGCGGGAGTTTCAAATCTATCAGGGAATACTTCAGCTACTTTTTGCCTTACCAAAGAATAAACCCGTTCCAGCGGAGCACCTTTAAATTGTTCAGCTACAGTTTCAGCATAATTAGCCATTTCCGGATCAGTCAGATACCATTGATTATTTTGTACCCATTTATCATAAACAGGATTTGTAGACGGTTCTGACTTTTTTGTTACTGGTTTAGATAAATCTTCTCTAAGATCATCTATCTTTTGATCAATTTTATCAACTTCTTCTACATCTGCAAGCTCAACAGCTTTCTTTTTTTGTGCTTTTAAGGCGTCAATTTCAGCCTGCATACGTTTAACATCAGCCTGATAAACACGTTCATTATGTTCTTTTAAAGCTTCAATTGAACCTTGTAGAGATGTTAATTGATCTTTAAGTCCCACGTTATGGTCTTTCATTGTATCTTGAATTTCGCGGGACTTTAAAATATATGTCGCTGCATCGATTGCATCCTCACCTTTATAGTTAGGATTCCAACCGATCTGTGTAGCTAAATCTTCAATAGATACTTCAGGCGGAGTTTCTGCCGGCTTAGCTTGTTCATCTACAGCAGCAAGTTCATTTGTTTCAGCAGGTTTTGTTTCTGCAGGTTTAACTGATTCCACAGATTCTTCTGATTCAACAGGTTTGGTTACTGTTTCCTCAGCAATAATGTCGTCGATAAATTCCTCGGCCATAATCTTTTCTCCTTAAAAAAGCAACCTTGCGATAATATCATTATCATTAATCAAAGTGTAATTAACTTCATCTTGTCCTTTAAGCACCTTACCTGCATACCTACCGTATACGACTCGATCACCAACTTTTGCCCACGGACTGCCGTCGTCAATATCTACCCAAGCAGAAGCTCCAATAGAGATAACTACACCAGAAGTTGCTGCGGCCTGCTCTTTGTCGGCTACCGTATCTGGAATGATAATCCCAGCCGCTGTTTGTCTCTCTGTGGCGTCAGGCAAAATTAAAATGTGCCCACCAGTAGGTTCGATTCCTGAATTATTAATACTCATAATAGCTCCTTATTCCTCAGTTTGTTCATCATCCTCATAGGTTAGATTTAACAATTGCTCAAGTCCCCTAATTTGGTTAACCACCTGAATGGTTAAACCATACGTTTCTTCTGCTGTAGGTCTAATCGTTGCTCCAAGAGCAAGTTGATTAACTAAACTTTTCTTTGCCTTTTCAATTTCTTCATACACCTCAGTTGTAACTGGATGCGTTTTCCACTCATTAAACTGCTCCTTAGTAACCATCTTTATTCCTTTCTTCCTTAGTTATTATTCAAATGCTTCGTCTAAACGCTTTTTCTTATCTTCTCCTCTTTCAAAATAACTTCCTGCCTTACCTTCCCACGGCGTCTTTTTAGGTGGTGAAGGCGGCGGATTGTCATTTTTCTTTTTCTTCTTTTTCTTTGGATCGGTTAAAGATTCTAAAAAAGTTTTAATACGAGCCATTTTAATGTCTCCTTATTCTGATGCTCCGCCTGGAGCTTTACCAATTGATTGTTGCGTTCTGCCAAGAGTTATTTGATTCAATATCTGTGCCTCACTCTGATCAAGTTTTCTTTCATCTTGATGTATGTTAGCTTCGATCTTTCTTACTCCACCGTATTCTTTTTCTATCCGAGCGTAATTAAGTTCAGCTTCTGATTTAAGTTTTTCTATTTTAGCAGAAAGTTCAGAAAGTTCTGCCTGTAATTTTTGCATTTCAAACTGTTCGGCTGGATCTTCTTGATTTTCATCTGGCAAGATTTTCTCAACTTCAGTTGTGTTCATCGCCAATAAGTAGCGCCGCATAATTTCAATATCATTCAAACCTTGGCCGCGCAAATCAAGCATAGCCTTCGCTTTCATTAAACGCTGCAACATAGTTGTGCTATCAGGATCAGATACAGGAATTACATCGAAATCATGTGTAGTGAAGTCGGCCTGAATATCGGCGGCCTCGTCATCGAGTACAGCCATATATGTCATCTGGTCGAGATAAAGAGCGTTAAGCCTACGCAACTTAGAAAACTCTTTATATTGTGCTCGATAAATTCGTTTATGCACAGCAGAATAAACTTGCAGCCCTTGTTCAATTAAGGCAAGTACGCTTTCTGCTGGAACATTCGCACCAGGAGAATTACCAGCCAGGATTTCTGTCATGCCAGCGAGTTCTTTACCCGCTTCGATTAGCATACCTAACAAGAGGTAAAGAACATTAGAAGGTTCCCGTACCGGCATAGGAAAGACATTCTTGCGTAAATCGTCGCCAGTAACTTCTACTGGTTTCCATTCTCCTGATTTTAATTGAATCTTTTTACCACGACCGAGTTGGAGCCCTCTACCAAGGAAGCCACTCTGACGATTTGATAGCGTCCCCGCGTCGATAAGCTGATTAATTAAAGTGTTAATCGCTGAGTTAGTACTCATTAATAATGAGCCGAAACCCATACCATAAGATCCACCGTCTATGGCAGGCATAAAAATATAGCGTGTAAAATATTGCTCTGGAATTATCTTGATTATAGGTCCATCAGGATTTGGTGAACCATCCTCATTTGGTTTTCTAATAATTCCATCAGTAGCGAATCTTGGTGCAATCCTAACGAGTTTTTGAGACTCTTCATGGATAGTAACAATATAAGGTTCTTGATACCCGTCATTATCAAGATCATACAATCTGTGCTGTTCTAAAAATAGATGCGGCGTCTCTTCATCAGATTGGCCGTCAGGATTGGTAGCTTCTCCGAGTTCGCTAATATCAAATTTGCTAAACACTCCAGAGTTGATTCTACTAACAATTTCGTTATGATAAAGATATACTCGATGTGTAATTCTGGGAGCGCGTTCAAGTGATTGTGCTTTATAATTTACAACAACATCATCAGCGAAAGCTATTTCAGATATATTTCTTCTTTCAATACTGTCGAAATAACTTTTCTTGAATACACA